GTCCAGGCGCGATGTCAGAGACCGTACGCACGTCTCCCCAGTGTCCACCGACACCACCACCCATCACAGATAACCATCTTAGTTCGGATGAATGCTCAATGAGTCCTTCTAGAGTATCTGGTACATATGTGAGGAAACATGAGATGGGTAGTCCCTTCGATTTACCTTCATCGGAAGGAGCATTAGACAGTACGGGTGAAGCAAACATAAACCACTTCTTAGAAACATACTCATAGAGTCGTCGTGCAAGTACTTCATCTAGTTGTCCTTTGTACATCGACCATGCTGTTGATGCTCTAGCATATGCATCTTGTGGTGACTGTTCACTCTCAATCATATAAAAATCTTTTAACATACCTACTGCATAGTCAGTAAGCAAGTTATCTCGATCATAATCAATTTCTACTGTCATAGTTTATCCAATTTGGATTACCTCATTGAGAGGTAGCCGCTTTCAAGTATTTTTGGCGCGATTGCCGTGTAGTCGCTAATTTTTTTTAAGTAGTAGATATTGTCTGCTGCCTTTGACCACATACCGCTTTGTGGTTCTTTATCTATTACCTTGTACCACCTCTGTAACCATTCCTCCGCTGAATTTGGGTCTTTTCTAATATTATGATAGACCCACTTACTATACTGCTCCTGTGTTACTATAGACACGTCTAGATGAACCCCCCTATCACGACAATGTACCTTTGCTCTACTCCACCTACTTCCCATTGTGGAGTCTATGGCTTCAGATACAACTATAACGTATACTGTGCCTGCTTTGTATGAACAATACCGTATATTATACTCGCTTAGAGTGGTCTTGTCAATAGTAGACATTGCAGAATATACATCTGAATTGGGTTTCAGGTTGTTAAGTAGCGCCGACACACTAACCCTTATTTACTATAATCATAAAATGGTTCGTCTGTCTGGTACTCATAGTCCTCAATAAGCATTGCCTTACCTGTGGTCCAGAACCTTTGACACCTATCTAAGATGTAGTCCTCTTGCTCTTTAGTGTCAAGAAAGCCTTCCCATAAGAGATGATTATCAAACGGGGCAGTGTGGTTTTTTACTAGGAATCTGTCGACGGGGAGACTGTCTCCCTCATAACCCTTCATCGCCACGAAGATAACGTGGTCTGGGTCGTAGGCACCAAGAATAGATTCAATATCTTCATTTGTTGTTTCTAAAATGACGATTTTGAAATCGACACAGTCAATCAGTCTCATACTATATTCCTTAATTCTTGTGTAGAATTATATAGTATTTTGACTAGTCTGTAAAGAGGGAAATTAAGATTTTTTTTGAAAGTTTTGTGGAAAAATTCTACGTAAAACTGCTTCAGCATCCTTGCGTCTTTTTTTACGGTCATGCTTTTTTCGGACAATCACAGTTTGGTCTAGATTATCTCCAGTACCAACAACGTCTTGCGTCGTTGTCATCTCAAACTGTTTCATAAATTCTTCGTAAGTCTTCATTTTGATATCTCATTAGCAGAAAATAGAATACGTTTACCCGTCCGTAGATGGGTACCTTCGAAAATTGAGATACCTAAAATATCATATATTAGATTATTTTCATAGATGCGGACTTGATCATCTTTACGAATTAAAGATTCTCCGGTGTCTACTAGAGACTCATTGCGCATACGGTACATACCCTGGCCTAAGTTTCCATCTTCTAGGACATACCATTTAGAATCTTCCATAAGAACGTCCATGATGTCGATGCCTGTCGCTTCGTGTATCCTTTCTAACTGACCGTCTGAAAGCTCACCGTGTTCTTTGATCAATGCAAGTGCGGCACCATACCGTGCAACCACAGATGATCCACCCGGCGCTTTGGCCATAATCTTCTTTAGATTAAATACTAGACGATGAAACGAGGTATAGTTATCACGGTATGCATCACGGTTCGCCATCTTATCCATATCAAAATCCGGTTTTTTCTTACCCTCGTTATCGATGATCCCTGCTTTGAATGCACCCGTGTCCTCGAACTTAGTAACGAGTAGTTTCAGAAAACGAATTGTATAGACCACATCTGCGGCTGACTTTAGGATGCCCATCTTATTTCTCTCAATTTAGCTATTACGTATTTATCCATTTTGATGCCTGTAATGTCATCATTTTTTATTGCATTCAAAAATACAAGAAATGGTTTGATAGTTGGCCACTGTTCTAAGGGTATTTTCAACGCCAACATCTCTACCCCTGCCTCATAACCGAACACGTTGAAGATGACAATGAGGTGATTCAAAATCAATCTTTCCGCAAGATCACCGTTCTGGTGGTATCGATTCACCAATCTCTTCACATACTTGAACCTCTTCAGATCGTCAAAGAATTCTTCCCCGTCGATATGTGTGGGGTTGTAGTAATGTTTTGCAGCATAGACTACGATATTTTTACTATTCAACTTCATAATATGGATCTTTGAATCTCCTTAACCTGTATCCGCTTGGATACATTTCAATCTTATTTAGGTGGTCAATAAGATCTGCTATCCAGTATAGGTCAAGGTTACCATTCCGTGTTGTACTGTCAGCATCTTGCATATACAGATAGGAGTACTTGGGCCTCTCGTCCCGCACTTGCATATCCAGAACCCCATCATATGAGAGTTTCTTTAACTTGTAGTACTGTAGAACATCCTCACCTATCCTGTGGTCGGGGTCAAATCTAGTATGCTGTGCACCCTTACGTGAGTAAAACACCAGTCTATTCAGAGTGTTCATCATATCGCCATAGTCCACAGTATATTCCTCCAAAACCTTTCGGTTCGACAACCACTCTCTTGCGATGTCTTCGGGAATACCGTCTCTCATCATTTTACGTATTTCATATTCACTGACTTTAGGAATATAGGTATTACCAGTTCTTTTATTTAAATCATGGGTCCAGTGAGCAGTATGTTTTACGGGTATAAAGAAATATTCTTTCTTCACGCTCCTGCTATCTACCTGTTTTGAAAACAGATCAAAGAACTCGTCTTGAGGAGTCTGGACTGAGAGTTGATTTGCGAGACATATGATGTCTGGGGGAGAGTCGCCTAGCGCAACTGTGCGGTAAAGGTTTCTACCGTAGGGAGTGATATAATCGTCACCGTCGACTTGGATCATATACTCGTTGTCGCTTTCTAGGAACTTATCGAGTAGTGAGTTTTTACCTGTCGATGGTGTGCCGTCTGATTCGGTTATATGATGTTCTATATCGTTAGACGCGCAAAAATCCGCAGCCTGTTCAACATACTCTGAATTCAGAGAGTTGATTATGACCACGGTCTCATTTGGTTTTAGGGTATTGAATTGACGGTGTAACGTTCTTAGATTACCACTGGTCAATACATAATATTTAAAAGACATGGACCTATCCGCGATAGATCCCCGCTTCTTTCAATTTAGCAACTAGGACATCTTTCTTACGACGCTTATCTAATCTAACGCCGTGAAGTTTACCTAACCTATCTAATTCTGATTTAGTCATATCTTCGATCAGACGAAGATCCATGCAGTGCCTTTCAGTAACTACTCGATTTGGCGGATCTTGACGAAAAAGATTTAGAATATAATCGACCAACATAATAATATAACCTATTCAATTACTTGACTGGTGTTTTATCACCATTCGATAAATTATCTGCACCGCTACGAGCAGGGGATTGTTTCATGTCCTTACCACCCGCTTTGAAAGTCTTATTATGACTATCTTCTTCGTTGTCTTCGATTTTCTTCTCAGACTTCTTATGCATCGCAATGACTTTCTTGTCATGTTCGGATGAATGATCATCATGCTTTTCACCAGCAAGTGCACCCTTCTTAGGGTCAGCCGCTTCAGCGAATGCGGACCACATCTCTTCAAATGCAGAACGGAACTCTACACTTTCAATTTTAGAGATTTCTGCTTTCTTATCAGCAGTCTTAGGGTTCTTTTTGATATCAGAATCGCCATCTGCTTCTGGTTCTGCTTCTGGTTCTTCTTCAGAGTCATCATCTTTCTTTTTAGGTGGGAAAGGTTTCTTCTTGTCCTTTGGTTCTTCTTCGGACTCTTCTTCGTCTTTCTCTACTTCTTCTTTCTTCGCTGGTTTCTTACCACCATCGATCGCGTCATCCGTTGCGGCACGCTTCTTGTGTAGATATTCATCAGAAGAATCTACATCACCATCATTGTCGATGTCCTTGTCCTTACGATCAGCGAACTTCTTATCATTTGCTTTATCGTCTACCGGATCAAGTTTCTTCTCAGACACTTCTTCGAGTTCTACTTCTTCGAAAAGCTTACCCATCTGTTTAGCACTAACCGTTTTGAAATCACCAAATTCGTTAGTTAATTTGAAAGATAACTTACCTTTATCTTGGTTCATCTGGACAGTATATCGTTTACCGTCCTTACCTTGAATTCCGCCTTTATCTCTGATCTTGGCTTCATCCACAGTTTTTTCTCCGGAGACCATTCCCAAATACGCCTCCATAATTTTATTGATATCTGACATCATTAGTCTCCGTTAGTTTACGCGTCAAAAAACATTTTGACGACTACACCAGCAAAGACGGTCGCAGATAATGTAATAATATATTGCATTACTTTAACGGTCTTTCCTTGCTCTTGGACCGAATCTTCTATATCATCCATACGCATGGAAAATCTATTCATTCGTTCAAAGTGTTGTGAGTTTGCCTTCTCAATGTTTATAAGTTTTTCTTCAGCACGAGCTAGATCGATCATTGCATCGGAAAGTTTGTCTATCTTATCCTCGATTCTTGCGAGGCGTTGTTCTTCACGTTGCACATGCTCTTGTAATATGGTAGTATCTGCCATTTTCGATTAGCCCATTAAGTGTTAATTATATAAGTCGTATTTGATATAATTAATATAATTTAATGTAATTATTCTCTGTTGACTTATTAGTTAAGGTTACGTTGCTTATTTATACGAATCAATTACCAAGCTTTGCACGACCAGTATCGGGCTTTCCACTTCGGGCCAGGGTCAGAACAATTATGTCTGGCTCTGAAACTTTTTCGACGAGCAGGGTTGTCTCTTTTTATTTCCATGTTTGGATCACCAAACGAAACCTTGACAACATTACCATTCTCGCCTGTAGTATATACGTAGAACTTTTTAGAACCACCACGTACAGGTTTATTCAAAGTAACCTTCTTACCTTGATACTCTGCTTCGGTCAGTTCTAACTCTTCATCTAGAGACTTACACGCCTCACAACATCTTTCTTCTACATACTGTTTAAACTTTTTCATTTTGCAAGCAATGCCTTTGCTTTGGCGCGATCGTGGAAAGCAAATGTATAAGACTTACCATCTTTTTCGTCCTTGACCACATAACCAGATTTGGTCATCTTAGTGATCTTGCCCATTCTCTTATCGCCATTCTTAGGTTCGTAGAAATCAACATCTCTTCCAACGTTGATTGAGTTCTTTGTCTCTGCGCCCATGCCTTTAGTTGCAAGTATACGGTAGTTTTCATCAATCAATTCGACTCTTTCTTCAAGTTCAACAAATTCCTTCATGAACTGATTACTTTGAATCTCTGCGCCTTTACTCTTTACTGCTTTTTGAATTGCACCATTACTAAGTTTGCTTGCATCACCACGAGTTCCTACAGATAATTTTCCTACAAATTTATTTGATCTTGAAGGAGCCTCTGAATCCGTGACAAGACCCCCTAGAGATTTAACTGCACTTCTTACCGCCATTTTATCGGTATTCCAATCTTGCTTTAGGCTGCCAATTTCAGATGGTTTTGCATTATTTGGTACTGTATCGCCGTAGTCGAACTTAATATTAGTTACTGACTGAACTGATTCCTCTAACCCTTCACGCATAAGTTTACCACCTTTCACTCTGAATCCGTTATCTTTTAGGATTTTAGTAATAGTGGTCCTCTTTACCAAGTCGTCCATATCCTTGAGCAACTTAGTCAAACCCATGAATGCTTTATCCTGTACACTTAAAGAGGAATTCATAAACATAACACGTGCGAATGCAGCGGCCTTCTCGAACTCAATACCCTTTTTCTTATGTTTCAAGAGTTCATTAGATATCTTTTCAAAATCTGCGGCTTCGTCAAGTTCGACCGACTCATTAGTACCTAAAATCTTATATGATTTGATACTCGCAGCCATATTACCTAGCGCAAGAGTCGCGTCCTTACCATTACGACTGTATAGATGGTACTTACCTTTACCATCAATGGTCATATTAATCTTGTCGACATTGTACTTTGCACTACGGGATGTACTCTTTACAGTGAAAACTCGCTTCTGACTAGAACTAATAGAAGAACCGAAATCAATCTCAATTCGCATTCCCTTCTTTAACTTCTCAAAGTCAGACCGTGATACTGTTGCCTCTGTTAGACCAAGCTGTACCGACTCTTCGACAGACTCAAGCGCAGCAGTGACCTTACCTTCTCTTAATTCTTGAAACGTTTTCACTTTAACTTCCTCTGGATGCGCCTCGAAATACCTTAGACGGAGCGCGGTTTGTATTATTTAATTTGAGACTGGGGCCTTGCGACCCCGCCATGTTAAACTTATTATTTTCAGAACTAGTAGACTGCAACCTTTCTCGTTTCTCTTGAGACATCTTTTTGTTGCGTGGTTTCTTAGTCTTACTCATATTTATTCCTTATTTTACTTTGTCCTGTCGTCGACGATCTCGGGCCATTCGCAACCAGTCTTTTGATGCACGAGCGGAAAGACGGTCTTGTGCAGACCGCCTTGCTTCTCTTATTTCAGTAAACCTTTTCATTTTTTATGTAGCATTGACAATGCTGCTTGCATCGAAAATTACCACGGAAGATTCTCCATTATGATTACCCGAACCCCACCATAGTTCATTGTTTACTGGGTTAAGTGCAATAGAAGAAGAACCATCTTCTCCAGTAATACTACCACCGCCCCGGCCTCCATTTGTAAGAATTATTGGGGCAACAGACCAATCAGTAGTATCGTAGAAGCTAATCATATCTATCTCATACTCAGGAGTACCATACTCACCGGAACTTGGACTCCAAAGACCCAAATACTTACCGTACATTCTAGCACCATTATTATAGGTAGGAAAACCAGTATCTATTGCATCACCAGCTGGGATGATACCAGAGCTATTTAACCAATCAACACCTTTACCGATAACTTTAACTAAGTTTCCGGTACCTTTCTCAAATATTGATACGGCCGGATTACCATAGCGAGTCATTAGCCAATAATCGCCAGCGATGACTGGTCTATAGTTAATATCTCCAGCAGCAACAGGGTAATTTGCTGTAGTAATAAGTGTAAGAGGATTATTTACATCGTAGATATAAACTATTCGGTCACCCATTTGATCCCAAACATACAAGTATTCATCATCAGCATCCATATGTCTTCCCCAATAATCCCTAGTGTCAACAACGTGAGAAGGCCTGTCATATTTTACAGGACCTGCTTGGAGATTATCCAAATCGAAAGAGTATAGAACGTTTTCTTCACCGAAAGCACCAGTGGTCTTTGATGTATATGCCTTACCACCACCCACTGCTACTGTCGCACCGATATATTGATTTACGCCTGGCCCACCATACTCTCTGATGGTGACAATATTATTAATATCGGTCAAATCGTAGAATGAGATCACTCCTCCACTATTAGAACCAGAGTGCATAGCAGCGTAACCATTACCCACTATTAGAAGTTTTCTTGTAGAATCGTAGTGATGATTCTGGCCCCAATCCTGCCCGCCGTACTGTGGTGGGTTGAATAGTACTGGTGGAACATTTAGGTCGGTTGCGTCATAAATAAACAACTCACCCTGATTACTACTTCTTCCGTTAGAGACAAAGATATAATCTTCGTGGATCGATATTCCCGCACCAATTTTTTGTGCATCTCCACTGGCTTCTATACTTCTAAGATAAGTGGGTGCTGAAGCAATTATCGGTGGTGCAGGCGGTACATCGGTCATTAGAACATCGTCAATTGAGAATGTACCGTAACCAGCAGCAGAAGCAAACTGAATCATTAGAGTATCGTTCCAAGTACCGAGCGTTGCTCCAATGTCAACTGTCATCGATACCGACTGAGGAGAGTTTGTATAATCTCCAGCAGGAATGGTTTGTTCTGCTAGTGAAGTCACCATTGAAGGTGTGAATCCGTATTCAGTATTACCCTTCACAACACGTACAGTTAAATCACTGGTAGCATTTAAAACTTTTAGTGATACAACATATGAAGAGTTAAGTTGAATAGATGGTTCGGACACTTTCTGGAACATCCAGCCGTCCGTACCAAATGCAGTCATTGGAGCACTTGAATTATCAATATTCCATGTTAATTCAGTTGCGTTTCTTGTATTCGGGAGATTACTGCCGATAGTATTCCAAGTGGTAGAACCATCGTTAGTGTTCTCAGGCATGTATTGCACTGGTCCTACGTATGGTGGGTTGTCTGCGTCTACACCGGCAATTACTTGACCGGCATTAAACACCGCACCCGCTAAAATTTGATTTGCCATTTTTTTAAAAGTCCTTTAAGTTTTATGCTAAGTCTTTGTCATGGTTTAGTCCGCCTTTCTTCTTCTTGACGATGAAAGCGTTAACCCTTGCCATTCCCCATTGTTGTGGTGTGGTGCCTGGGCGGTGACCCGTTTTCCATGCAGCAACCCCTCTATTATATACTTTACGCAAAGTGTCCGATGATATACCAGACTTCTTTGCTTTCGCCGCGATACCATCTGGACCTTCATCAAGGTCTAGGGTATCATACATTCCATATCTCTTTTCACTGAGATACTGTTTAAAATTTATCATGCTAAATCTCCGATCATTTGCGCAAGTGCTTTGCGATCCATGTCCAGTCCAAATTTACGAATTGCATTCGCGGCATGGAATTCATGAGACCTTCCGTCACCGGACTTCTTCAATTCTTTTTTGATATATTGTGCAACTTTAGTGTATTTATTCTTATTAACAGTCTTGGCTCCGATCTTATGCATTAAATCAGTTACCCAGTTTTCTAGTATATCATTTTCTTCTGCAACACAATTAGGGACCATCTTATTCCCTTTCTTCTTCATACCAACTTCTTTGTAACCATCCCAACAATCTTCATCGTACATGTCTTTAAATGACTTGGTGTACTTGGATGGTTTAGTCTTAGCGGTCTTATCTCCAGGCGCTGGTTTGTATGCAGACTCATCATCGTCTGCCTTCTTACCATGTTTCTTGAAGTGTGCATCACGTTTGACCTTGGTCGACTTTTCTAGTCCCTTATGGTAACGCGATGGTTGAGTACCTTCACGATCCTTTATATCTGGGTCCTGTGACTCGTACTTGATTTCAGGACTCGATGTCTTGAAGTCTTTCTTACGCATGATAGTTTTGTTCACTACTTCGAACTCACCGTTCTTATAGTTCACCACAACAGGGAGATTTAGATCGGACTGCATATCTTTCAATACTGCTTCCGCATCTCCGTGTTTCTTTACGTCTTTGCCCTTATTCTTTGCGATCTTCTTAAACAACCGTTGGAGTTCTGTGACCTTGATAGCAGGGTCATTTCTCTTATCGTTCATACGGTCTGCGAAGTGTCGTGTAAATTCGATGTCAATGTTGAACTTCTTCAACAAACGGTCACCGAACTTTTCTAAATCATTGAGCTGTCCTTGGGTCACGTCTTCGGAGATCAACTCCACAGACTCTAACCACTTTCGCATTTTCTTACCATCGTTAGTTTCAACGATGACATAGTTTGCACCTAGGATGGATACAGTAGCAATCTCATCACTTTCTTTGATCACTACTGTATCACCAACCCCAAACAGTTCGCCCGAAACATATTGTTCACGGGTTTCTGATACTGTTTCTAGTTCTAAGTGATTACGGAATTCGTTGGCCTCCTTCAGACCCATACCCGTACGCACGTCATTGAATAATTTACGTGTGTCTGGGTTAGACATTGATTTAGGAACCCCCTGTGAGAATGCAACAAAATCATTCTTTGATGCATTCTCTCGTTGCTTAGAGGCAGACATACCTTCAACTCCAACAGAATCCGGATCTCTCTTACCTGCGGATACTATATTGATAGATTTGAAATTATAAAAACCATGTCTTGCTTTAGTACCATTGTATTTCTTCAATAGTACTTCGAATTCTGTAATTCTGTCGTCACCGACAACCATAGTTACTGACTTGTAACCTTGGTCATACAGTGCGACCATGGCGTTGATAGCGGTCTTTACCGACTTATCCACCATGATATTCCGTGCATGTTTCGGAAACATCTTACGAGTGTGTTTGATTTTATCGGAGTACGATAGCGGATTCTTCTTTGCGTCCTGTGATTGTGACACAAATACTTTATAGTCTGATTTCCCAGACTTCATCGCTAGTGTATCCATTACCTTGCCGTGGCCAACCGTAGGTGGATTCATACGACCAAACGTGAAATATACTTCGCGTTCCTCTTCAACAAGGTATTGACTGAAATTTTTAATCACTTCTTATCGCCGCCTTTATTCTTACCTCTTTTGCGTTCGAGTTCCTGTTTACGAACTACCTTTACAAGTTTTTTTGCTTGGCGATCTATACGTGATTGTAGTGCGGGTCTGTCTAGTCTTTTCTCGATTTCTTTCTTACGAGCAATTGACATCTCCCCTTTGTCTTGACCCTTAGTCAATTTTGATACCATTGCATTACGTGCTTGTCTACGCGCACGTTTCTTTAGCGTGTCCATATTCGCGACCTTTCTTTCGGACCGCTTACGTGCAATGGCTATTTTTGCTTTATTCTTTTTCATTCGCATCGCTAGTTTACGACGCTGTGTCATATCGAGAACCTCTGACACAAATTGTTTAAATGACAACATAGTCATCTATTCCTCTATTGGTTTATTCCATATTATCTACGGGCTGAATCCCAACCCTTTAATATATCGGATGAAAAGTTGTTGTATGAAAATTCCATACGGTCAACCAATTTCACCGCGTCACCACCAAGCGTATCAATTGCAACGTATCCTTCCTCACCAGTCACTTTGTAACCATTAGAAGTTTTCACGAAAGTATCAATCGATTTAAGTTTGTCCAAACTATTTATAAGTTTTAATTTGACCAATACAATCATTTTTTGCAATTCAAACATTTTTACTAGGTTTGCTTTGTTCGTAGCAGAGAAAAACTCCATCTCATCCTTCATCTTAGCAATCCAAGTGTCTTTACCACGTTGAGATTTCTTACTTGCAATCTCTTTTGTGTAGTAAGCTTGTCTATTACTTATCAGTCCAGTAACATGCTTTCTTGAGTCTGGGAGTAAGGCTCCTGCACGAACAAACGAGTTGTTGTAAGTCTCAATCGCCTGTGCAAGGTTCTGGTTATCTTCTAGCGCCTTCAGTGTTGTAGCAGATGTCTGTTTGAATAGACGACCGATTTGTGTCAGTAGATCATTGACTGATTTGGTTTCGCGTTCACTCATCGTCGCATTGGTCACGTCGGTCAACATCGCATCTTGTGACCATACGTTTACAGAATTGCGAAACTTCGATACGTCCACACCATATGTTGCTCGCATAGACTCAAATGTATCACCAGTGTATGTTGTGTGCCATACGATACCGATCTTAGCAGCACGTACTTCTTTCGCTTGGTCATAGGGTACCGCATATGCAATGGTGTTTGGATGAAACACACTGTACTTCTGACCATCGATGGTCTTGGTAGTCACATCGCCACTACCAAACAAAAAGTCACCTTGTATGACGCCCTTGATTCCTAGGGATGGTAAATACTTGAGTGCGTCTTTCAACTTAGAGTTCAGATCACCTGACGTATCCGCGTCGATGTCTGCGTCGGTCTTGTAGACCTTTGGGTTCTTGTTGAAAATACCTTTCTTGGCAACGAAGAACTTACCGTCAATAGGGTCTTCTCCACAAAAGATTGCGGGCGCACCGTCCCATTTGACAGATACATTGCCCGCACCCTTTCCCGCTAACATGTCTCGCAAACCACGTAACGCATTGATAGCTTCACGCGTACCAGAAACTCCACCGTACAGGACCTTGTCCTCGATGTGAGTCATGTGGGTGTTCTTCTGTTCCGTTATGAAGTTTGCGAAGTTTTCCATTATGTACTCAATGAATTATATTTGACTGCTAAATTAAAAAATTGTCCCAGTTTCTTTTGGCCCGCGTTACCCGCTTTATTAGTTCGTATGGACATCTCCATAGTCACATTATCATCTTTCGACTTTAGTTCAATGAACCAATTCTGTTTTGATGTAGTAGATGGGTATGCACGAACAAACTTTACCATAGGCAAAAAGACGCCTAGTTCATCATTCGAAGTGATCTCTTCAAAACCGTCCTTTACTGCTTTAATAACCTTAGTAGGAACATCGGGTGCGTCTCTTAATATTTCTGTCCGGATATAGTCTAAAGTCTTATCTTTATCCGTATTGAAGAGGTCGATGACAGCCTTACGGCATGTCTCCAAGTGTTTGTCGTACAGTTCCTCATATTTGGTACTGTCATCACGATTCAACTTTACTAGTAGTCCAGAAGTAACTCGTTTCTTGGATTTGTCATATGCACCACTAGGTGGCATACCTTGTATCTTAGAATAGACATCGGTGTGCAGTTGTCTGCGAAGGACACTTACATTACGTTGTTTCTTGAAGGACGTGAAGATAGGATTGACGTAGGTGTTGAGTTTAGGTTCTTTGGTCTTCTTACCACCCGCTTTGAGCGATACTCCCAACATTGCACCATCGGTAAACTCAATAAAGATATCGCCGGGATGGTTCTTAGGGACACCCGTAGGTTTTGCACGATATCCCCAATAGACCTGTTTGATTGATTTGTTCTTGTTTTCTTCTTGCAGATACTTGTAGACACCCATCGCGTTCAACATCTTCTCAGTGAACTTGGAAGATTCAGACGCCTTCTGGATGGTATCGATTGCCGCTTGAGCATCGGACGGTTGAACACAGGTTAGAGTTTTAGGGTCCTGTTTCAATAGGTGATCATAGAAATCTTGTACACTGGTCGTCATCGTGTAACCCGTTTCCCACGCGATGGCAGGGAACAGTTCTGTAATAGATGCGTTTAGAGTGGTCTCACCGATACCACCGGACTTAGGTTTTACCAGAATAACTACTTTGGTATCGAAACCAGAATCAATGAATATAGGGTCAACTGACTGCCCAGACTTCTCACGAACTTCTGCCTTGACACCCGCTTGGTTTAGATCACGAGCGATCTCATCCCTGTCCGTGAGACGGTCTTCTGACCGAACAACAAATACTGTGGTCTTACTGTTTTCGGATTTTTTCTCAACAGGAAGGTCCCCGAATACGTCCGGAAAATCGGACACACCGACCTCTTCTGATAAGAAGGCTTTAAAAGTTTTCATATCAATTCCCTAGTAATTAAGATATGGTTAGTATACTTTTATTCTATTTATATGTCAAGGGAATTGTGAGAATTTTCTTCATTATATTGAGCGATAGTTTCACGTAGAGGACGAACCCAGTTGTCACGGTGTTCGATAAACACCTGTGGTTCATGATTGTCTACGGATATGATAGTGACAAGTTGTGTGATGGGACGACCTGTGCGTTCTTCCCACATAATTGCATAGGCAGATTCTTGCATGAAATAGTTCTTGATCCAATCAAGACGTTTTGGTTTCATAGATGTTTTAAAATCGATGATAGATAACTGACCGTCAAACTCAGCAACACAATCCACACGCCCAGCGACACCCAGATGGTTGGAGTAGAGTGGTGCTTCCTGTGCATATACTCTGCCAATACGATCATCAAGAATGGGTTTAAGATCAAGAAAAGAATTAATAATATCTGGAGTATATCCATTTTGGTAGCTCTCATTGTTGTCGATATATTTTTCAACTATTTCATGGACACGGGTTCCACGTCCAGATGCACGAGTTGAAATTCGGTTTGCTTCTTCTACACCGACACGAGCACGCCACTTCGCAATAGAATCACGAGAGAGAATAGAAAGTACGGTAGTGATTGAAGGTAAGTTCACACCTTCGGGTGTTTTGTATTTACGACCTTGGTCCGTAGTCACGGCGGTCATCTCGCTCAAGTTCACAGGAACATGTTCAAACATAATATAATCCAATCAATTTAATAGTATATTATACGTTATTAAAACGTATCTGTCAAGTATATTTGTTAATTTATTTTAATGGGTTAGAGTCATTTTTTTCTAACTCACGTCGTTCCTTTTCTAAAAGGATATAAGAGACTAAGCTAGTTACAACAACTACTATACCTACTATCATAAAGAAACATTTTATAAACGTTAACATAATTTACCTCTGGTGATAAGAATCCCCACAAGTACAGGGCTCCGAAGGGTACTTTATGTGTCGGTGAACCGTAACTAACTGCTTGGCATTTTCACATGCACGTTTTGAGAGATCGCAGTTTTAAGTTAGTGCGCGATGGTTGGCGCATTGTTCATCTCGTGTACCGAGCCCTGTACTGTGTGGGGAAACTGGTGGAGTTAGAGGGAATCGAACCCACGACCTTCTGGATGCAAACCAGACGCTCTCCCTACTGAGCTATAACCCCTAAATCTTACCTTCCTTATTTATATATCTATCTAATTTGGAGCGGATAGTCGGGTTCGAACCGACGACCTCGACGTTGGCAACGTTGTGCTCTACCAGCTGAGCTATATCCGCAGTTTTCATTAATCGCATCCTAATTCGGAACGTGAGTCATCATCATTATTAGTGACACACAGACCACTTGGTAGCTCTGTCGGTACATATCGCATCAACTCAGGATCGTATAGACTTGTCTCTAAGAATGTAACTAGGTTAGAGATTTCCTCTTCAGTCAAGTCAAGTGGTGTGAATCGATAGTCTAGGTCACTAACCTCTACATCTGGGTTTTGAGGAGTTGCCGCAACTTTATATCGTACGACCTCTTCTACACTAGTAAATGATGCGCCATGGCCAAATACAGTAGTATCTATAAGGTTGTAAAGTGGCGGTACTTTGAACGCATACTTCTCCATATCGTCACCCGTAAATCCGGATCGACCTTCTCTTACACCATCCGGCACTTCACCAATAATGTCGTCCCACATGTCTAGGTCATGGAATCCAAGTGTCATGAATACTTCGGTTGCCATAGAACCAACGGGTGATGACAGGGCGGGTCCATTATGACAACCAGCGCAGTTACCTTTACCAAAGAACACTTTTGCACCTTCAACTTCTTCTATTGTCAGTGCATCTTCATTACCGCGTAAGAATTCTTGGAATGGTGCGCGGTTTGCAAGGATAGTCCTCTCGTATGCGGCAATCGCGAGTGCGGCAGCTTCTAACATATCGTGCGGTTGCGATGTGCCATATGCCGCTTCGAACATCATCTGATACTTCTCATTGGTGGTAAGTATAGAACCTTCTTCCACATTCATTCGGTGAACGCCTAGACCCGCGACTGCCTGTGTCTCAAGACCAGACAACCCTCTTAGGTTGGCTTCCTTCGGAGTACCTTCCGTGAAGTGACGATCTGGGTCAATACCTATGTTCACAATACCACCAACTTCATTACCGAACTGACCATTCCAAAGCATAACTTCTTGGTAGGCAGTATTCAGTACTGTAGGTGATGTTACTGGTTGCACATCAGCATCTTCTGGATTAATTCCTTCAGCAAGCATACGATGATTGAATCCGATACCACCTTCACCGATACCCTGACGAATACCAGACTTGAATCCATTCTGACCATTGTGGCAAGATGCACATGACCATGTATTCTCCAAGTCTGTCTTATTAGTTTCGGTAGATGTGATTCCCGTCTCATGATAAATGAACTTGCCCAACTCCACCTTTTCGGCAGTGATTGGGTTACTGGGGTCTTGGGGGATGTTTAGGAAGTCGTCACTCTCAGGTAGCAGGTATCCTTCATAAGAACCTGTAGGTGACGTGGTTCCCATAATTTCTTTAAGTTCTCCGATAGAGACTTCAAGTGCTGTCGGTTCTGGTGCGGGTAGAGGTGCCACCGCCACTGGCTCTGGTGCGGAATCCGAAGTGCCACCCGAACAGGCGCTAAGGACGGTCGTGCATAATACTACAGATAGTAGGTTTTTCATAATATAAGAGCCTCTCAAATACTCTTTTCAATTTAGAAAGGAATTATACTATAAGATATGAGGACTTGTCAAGGGTAAATGGTTATTTATTTTTAACTCGTTTGGTCGCCTGCTTCTCTGCATCAATCCACTTCTGTGCCTTCTTAGAGACAGGTTTGTCAGTGAACTTCTTAGCATCACGGAATGCAGTTAGAGTTTCTTTCTCGTAGTCTTTACCTTCAGAGTTATCTACAACCAAGAAGTTAGGTTTACCAAACATACGTTGGAACTTACCGATATTGCGTTGTACTGCTTTCCAATACTCAGTAACACCTTTCTCGCCTAGGGTACGAGCACGTTTTGCATCACGGCTGATAGCAGTATCAAGGTCTGTGTTTACGAAAATCATTGCGACATCGTAACCCATGGCCTTTACTTTCTTTGCCTGTTCAGCAATTTTATCTGGGTCTTTACCAGTACCATCTACTACGAGACCAAGACGACCTTTCAGATAACGCTCTTCCCTTTTCCCTGTAAGCTTCTTTGCCTTACCACGGAGTTCTTGTCCTTTCGGAGAGAAGATGTTGTCCGGAGTCATATCCATATCAACCTTCTTCATAGCAGCTTCGAATGCGTCATCTGAGTTGACAACCTTGTAACCCATAGAAGTCAGACCTGTCTTACCGACGATGAATGACTTACCAGAACCTGGCCCACCCGCAAGAAAGATTGCCTTGAAGATTGCTGGATCGTTTACGCCTTCGTCTAAGAATGTTTTAAAAGATTTCATTGTAATAGTATCTGTTGATGGTAGTTGTATGTATTTATACAAAAAAATGGCCGAGGGATAGGGATTCGAACCCTAGATACGCTATTAACGTATGCCAGTTTTCAAGACTGGTGCATTCAACCGCTCTGCCATCCCTCGTTAATTTTTATACTTTCTGGCGCGGGTGATAGGAGTCGAACCTATGACCTTCGGTTTCGTAGACCGACGCTCTATCCAGCTGAGCTACACCCGCGTAGAAAAGTTGGCTGGGGTGGAAGGATTCGAACCTACGAATGACGGGATCAAAACCCGTTGCCTTACCACTTGGCGACACCCCAAACCTGTTTGCTCTACTGGGCACCACTCATTCAGTTATTTGTAAAGGGGAATGAGACCCTTATTCTTTGGTCGGGAATGTAGGATTTGAACCTACGACCCTTCGCTCCCAAAGCGAATGCGCTACCAGACTGCGCTAATCCCCGTAATAAAGGAGCAGTTTTCCACTTACTCAGGTGACGGGCGTAACGACCAGTGCAAGTTTAAAGTCATTCCGAGACTAAATGGTGGGGAGAGGTGGATTCGAACCACCGAAGCTTTCGCGTCAGATTTACAGTCTGATCCCTTTGGCCGCTCGGGAACCTCCCCGATATTTAGCCGAGGATAATCTCCTCTCTTTTCTTCTTAGCGGGTTGACGAATACCAAGATAAGTTTCGAGAATCTCGATCTCCTTGTCCTTACGCTTCTGCCACTGTTGCTCAGTTCGAGCAACCCCTTTCTTGTTGTTCTTCTCAAAGAACTTTGACTCTGTGAGTCTCTCTAGTGCGCCTTCACGGCGACGGCGATCTTCTGCCTTACCTCTCATAAACTATCCTTTTTATAAAGTTGGCGGAGCGGACGGGACTCGAACCCGCGACCCCCGGCGTGACAGGCCGGTATTCTAACCAACTGAACTACCGCTCCAATAATTATGGTTTCAATCCTTTTTTACCTTGGTGGTATCTTCCCCAGATACAGTGAGCAACTTCATGCCCAATCAACTCTGGTTCCCATTGCCACTCAGGGTCTTTAATATAAATTGTACACTCACCCGTTGACGGAATCCATAGAGCAAACGCACTCACCGAATCCCACTTTACACCTAACTTTTTCTTACGAACATGATCGTACTCAGCTTGGTTCTTCAACAAAATAAAATTAACCTTTGGGCTTAGATTCTCATATTCCTTTACAAGGAACTTAAAGTCATCTGCACCATAGCGATATGTGTTAGTTACACCGCTTGAAGCACAACCGCCTAAAACTAAACTAACTATTATCGTGAACGTGTAACTGAATAAGCGCATAATGCAAAACCTTCATTAAATCTTTACGCGCATCGTTATCGGTTCCTTTCTTACCGTAACGTTGCGCATACTTTAAAACATTACCGATACAGAACCCTGTACCATGACCGCCGTCAACAATAAATTCAGTCGCCTGAAACTTGTCTTTGGCATAGTGCTGATTGTATGTGGCATCGATATATTGCTTGAACTCATCAATCAACTTACCTTCACTAAACTTATAGTCCACAGTACTAATATCAGCAGCTTCTCGCATTGTTACACCATTCGAGTATCTCTCAAACTCTACCGTCTCATTAGTATAAGGTGGAGTGTGTGCATAAATCGTTTTACTCATATTACCATTCTCTCAATATAGTTGTGCCTAACATAAACAAGGAAACCGCATTTAGCATAATCAATGCGCGATCCTTCCAAATAACTGATACCCAAGTCCATAGTATGATGCCTACGAACCCGATTGTCAAGTCATACATGCGATAATCTGGTCCGGCAGATCGCATCGCCATTGAAATTAAAATCAAAATAGAAGCGACCCACTTGAGATACCAATCAAAGTTTTCAGGGTACCACGAACGATCCGGCTTAGTTCGACCGTCTGCTCTTACTTGAGGATCTCCGTTCATGACTTACTCCCTATGGTTCGACGGACGATGTCGTTGTGGTTAAACTCTGCCCAATATAACTCGAATGCAACTCCGTCTTTGAGACCTTCGAACTGGTGAATCTTGCCTGGCTTGACTTGAGTGAACTCTCCCGCACGTAGAATGGTCTCATCGACAAGACCGTCTTGGTCATCTTGCCATACGCGCACGATCATCTCACCGGACTCTACGAAGAAACCGTTCCACTTATATTCATGGAGATGTTCGGAACACTTGAAACCTTTCTTGTATTCGATACGATGAAACTCTAGAACGCCATTCGCATGAATGAGTTCTGTCTGTCCCCAAATCTTTCCTGCCTTCATAGTCATACTACTCTCACTGGATCATAATAATTTGGTGCGAAAGGAGAGACTCGAACTCTCACGCCGTGAAGCACTGGTACCTAAAACCAGCGTGTCTACCAATTCCACCACTCTCGCATATTGGCTGGCAAGGCAGGGCTCGAACCTGCGACCAGATGATTAACAGTCATCGGCTCTACCAACTGAGCTACTTGCCAAAATTATGTGCATATTATATCAAAAAATAAGAGGACTGTCAAGTGTCCAAATCGTCTAAATTGACAACCCCTTCATGGAGCCACTTCTCTTCTAAAGGGGTCAGTTTTTCGTTCTCATACTGACGCGCCTCTATTTCATCAGGATGATTATGATATCCCTTAATAAGATTGAGAAGGACATATCGCAAATAAAACATGACAACACCCCTCTTTTTTATTTGATAACAGTGTTGCAACTCATGTCGATATAATTTAACAAGAGATCGCCGTGTCATTAATTCTGATTGTGCTACTGACCCTGTAGCATACTTACGTGGACGCATGATCATATATGGCCATAACACTACACCACGAAAACGAGACCTCCAAGGAAATATAGACTCGCTCTCATTTTTGTACACAATTTTAAACTTCATCTTTACCCCACCGTCTTAGTGTCTCTTTATGTATAGTTTTGTGACAGTAGTACATCGTAATACCGCCAAATACCATAGGGCACAAAAAGACCGCAAGAATACCCAACATTCCTACACTCAAGCGTTTGCCCGTTCCACCATCTCTTCATGGGTGACTTTGCGTTTCGCTAATTCGTTACGGAACTTTTGTTTCAACTTAGGTGTGCGGCATGATAAAAACTCATTCCACAACGATTCCGTCGAAAGGTTCTTTACATAGAAACGTGATGTCGTGACCTTTAATGTCATACGATCTTTCACGATACTATCTTCTTTGTACTTAATTGGCATTGTTACCTCACAGCTTTAATATAGGGACCACAACATTTTCACCCTGTGGTTCGTCTTCTTCTTTTCCACCGCACCAAGAACATTCTTCTCCTCGTGCGACATATATGTAACCGTCATGCATACAACTATGTGGCCACATCACGGTCTTTGCGTTTTCATAAAAACACTCGTTAAAAGTGTCATCCCACTCTGAGTTACCTGTTTTAGAAATAGGCGACTCCGCAATCTCAATCACCCTTCGTTCTCCAGATCCCAGAGACTCCTTCGATCCTTAGGCAATATATTATCACGCTTGACCCACAAGTGTCCATTCTTCTCAGCATCGCTGAATATAGCAACGGTAATGAAGAATGCACCAAGCACTGCAAGGTGACCACCCACACTATAAATGCCATACTTCCACGTGTAACCTGCCCAGAAAGTGAACACTACTGACCACATCACTGACAAGTAAAACATGAGAATAAACTGTACAAGTTCATTCGGAATGTGTCTCAGTGGATTGACCTTCAAATCAAAGAAAAATCTATAAAAATCATAAATTGCAAATCCGACACTCTTAAACATTTCACTATTCCTCTATAAATTGTCTACTTTGATGGTAGACCTTCCTGAACGAAAACACCAAGCGTACCGATCTGTCCTTCAGACAAAGCTTTTGCTTGACTCCACATAAGACCAGACAATGGGCCGCGAGTCTCACCATTCCTATATGATAAGAGAGCGTCGATAATATAATCAGCGTTCTTTCCTACTAATGCGGGAAACGAACCCATACCCTGACCTTCTGTTCCATGACAACCTGCACAAACCATCCATATACCACGAACATCTTCAAATCGATCTTCGTCTGCACATACTGGTGCGCTGATTAGTAACATTGATAATAATAAGTTTTTCATAACTATTCCTTTAGTCATATGGTATCCCGTAGGGGACTCGAACCCCTGTTACCGCCGTGAAAGGGCGGTGTCCTAACCTCTAGACGAACGGGACATTTTGAGTATTATAACAAAAGACAATGTCCCTGTCAATACCCTAGTTGATTTTTTCCACTAGGATTGTTACTTCTCCTAAATCGCCTCTAACTGTGATAGCCCAATCAAACACATCAACGTGCACTGTATTGTATTGGTAGTCTTTAGTCACTTCATCTGCAGCGCGGTCTATCGCCCGTTCCGCATCACCGTACACACAGATTAACCCACCTGTGTGGTCGTACAATATATATGCATTATTTACCTCTAGTTTTTCCGGAAACAAGCCTGTCGGAAGTGATGCATAATCGATTGACATTAGTATTCCTCTTTATAGAAGATATGGTCTCCTATCCTACCAATCAATCTCATCCTTTCGTGGGAACTCCACTCAGGTTTTACATAATTAGCATGGTAGTGTGTAGACCCTTCTGTTATCCCATTGTACTTACGGAAGAAAATCATATCTCGGGCCACGTCCTTTGCACGTAACCAAGAATATGTCTCTACTGGTTCGTCTGAGAGACCATCACAATACCAACTGAACTGACACATATTGCGTCTAGGTATTATAAGCCCTCTGTCGGTTCCCCATTGACTCAGTACTGCTTGTTTGACGACCCCACATATAGATGATGGATAACGTCGATCTTTCACACGATTGAGAGTAACATCCGCAACCGCATATTGTCCGGCAAGACTTTCGCTCCTTGCTTCATGGTATATATTCAATGCCAGACATTCGACTTCTTCATTCATATCATCATCTTGTGCGTTGACATAGTTTATATATCCAATTACAGATATTGACACGAGGAACGATAATATGCGCAATCTCATTAGACTGTCTTACGCAGTAGTTTTAGAAGTTTTGCTAACTCTTTCTTTTGTTTAGGGCTGGGATTGGAACCCGACTTTGCGAGTAGTACGGCGTACTCTCTGGCAATGTTTGATTGATAACTCATTGTATACCCTCCACACTAAAGTAATCACAGACACATTTCATCGCCTCTATGAGTTCGCTCTCTTCCTGTGGACATAGGTATAGAATATTGTCAGACAATGTTTTGACCATCAATTGGTCAATACTATCATCATCTACTTCAAGTTGAACTAGCATAAAACACCTCAATAGTTATTAGTAACATGAGGTGAATTATACCCTATTATATAGGGAGTGTCAAGTGGTTATTGACTAATTTTAGCGATGATTTCGTGTAACTGGTTTGCGAACACTTTTTGTGTTCTTTCGCCTGGATGACCATGCTCTTTAATATTATTTAAAGAGATACCTATACTGTACATATCCTCACCGTGACCCATACCAATACGACTAGTCTTTTTCAGATTAGTTATAGATTGTGTCAACCACTCTTTGTAGTCTGGTATAGATTCTATACGTTGTTCTTTATTTTGTATTTTGCCTGAAGCATCATCTGGACATTTATCTGACAATATAGAAATTATGTTAGACCAGTTTCGTTTATGGAAAACTCCCTGAACTAGAATTATTCCTTTAGCCTCACATATAACCTCTAGAGCTTTCATTTTGCTGAGAGTATGCATGATGTCAGTCTTAGAGTCATATGCCTCATCAAACATATATTTGTAAGCACGTCTCCATTCTTTATCATAGATAATTTCAGTACGAAGCTGTGAAAACTGCGTGACATCATTCTGACGACCAATCTTCACCTCACGTTCCTCCGGCATATACTCTACAACTTCTTTGCGTTGCCATGCGGACCACATTACAACTACATGAGTGACCTCATCTTTGTGAGGGTGAGAATGCAAAAAGTCAGTAACTTCACGAAATATTTTATCGTTACATGCACCGCAAACACCACGGTTAGAATACTCGATACCAAGTTTCTTAGCAAGCAGGTGAGTAAAAGTATATTCCCAATGGGTAGGTGGAGAATCATTCCAACCTTTCAGTTCGTCTCCCCAGACGAAACTACATCCAGCTGTTACCAACATTAATTCTTCTCTTTATAGTCTTTGATAGCAGCTTTGATCGCATCTTCTGCGAGTACACTGCAATGAATTTTTACGGGCGGAAGTGCGAGTTCTTTGGCTATGTCTGTATTACGGATATTCCCGGCGTCTTCAATATCTTTGCCTTTGACCCACTCTGTGAGTAGAGAACTAGAAGCAATAGCACTACCACAACCATAAGTTTTGAATTTAGCATCTTGAATAATTC